GGGGGGGGCGTCCTTCTCTCCTTTCCCCCTTTTTAATACCCCCATTCCTCTCTTCCTTACGCATAATATAATCAAAACACACAAGATTTATTCTTCGCATTAAAGCGGACAACTGAGGATGATCCTCGACTCTATTATAGTCTATTACATGTTGCTTAAAGCAACCAGACGGATGAAAATTACTAGTAACTATGAAATTAACTGCATACAAGGGAACCATATCCCCTTTGACCTCGACGAGACACTTGTAACGATCGAACCAACGAAGCAGATGATTGATATCGATCCCACTAGGACCAAAATCATCTATGATGACATCTTTTTCCAGCTTGTAGCCGTTCCACCACTTGGTCCTGGGCTCTTTGATGTACGCTTCTGGCATTTCTTCATGGGCCTTTCTGGACTTACCTGTACCTGGAGCTCCATAGAACCACTGGACTCTAATGTCAGGTCGATCAATGGGTCGGGCTGACGAAAGATAGTTTCGTAGCAACGTATGTCTGGAGAAGTAGTACGCTCCGGGTCGTCGTGAAGCGAATTCAGCCAATCCTGGTTCTCCTCCACGAACTGCGTCCAGGAAATCACGGGCGATTTCATCTCTGGTTGAAACTCCTGAGGATGCTCCTCCTTCAGGCGCTCGACCGTGTTCGTGAAAATCTCCACCTTTGCTGCAATATTGTCTATTCTGTCGTGGAGAACCACGAGCGACTTCGACATGGACTCTAGGGTTAAGTCTATCCTTCGCAGCACGCAGTGAACACCTTTTATTGAAGATGCAGTATCCCTGGAGGTGAGGTGTGCCTGATTCTCCAACCTCGCGGCCAACGATTGCATATTTGCACTGAGTTTCGAGAACTCCCAGCAAAGATCTTGATTCATCTTCTGTGTAGTTGTTAAGTGTAAAGCAATAACGAGATGAAGACATGAATTGTGAACAATTGCAATTTTATTTATAGAGGGCAAGCCGCATACGCGCAGAGGTAATACTAGCTCTGCGCGTTCCGACTTTTTTGACTTTAGTTACAAAATTACGTAAGTGCTTACGAATACAACGAGTGTTTTACACGGTATCTCCAGTAAACGACATATCATGATATGTGAGAGCCGGTAGTTCATATCCAACGGCTGGAGATGTTTGAAGGGGTGTTAATACAACTATGAAAATGACCTGGCCACCTAACACCGTGCCAAAAGTCTCCTGATCTACCTTCTCCACCTGCAACCTGTGTTCCACCGTCATCGACGAATACGTGTTCGACAAGATTGCAGTCTTCTTGTACAATACTTTACCAAATCTTCTACTGAAATCCGGCCCACTATCCAAATTGGACCCATAGGTTACAACAGCTGGGACAAGCCCATAATCAGGGTTAGCAAAAACCCTGACTACATTAATTGTGACACCAATTTCTTCTGTTATTGTATCTGGGCATGTTATGGTTATTCCAATACGACCACCTCTAATCACCAGATCAGTCTCATCAAATGTGACAGCAGTAGCACCTTCATCAGTAGGCTGAAGACCTCCAGTAGCAGTCCAAAATGCAGTAGTAGGACCAGGAGTACCAATGAATGTTGGAAGAACAATAGTAGTTGATCCATCACCTTGAACAGTTGATGTTGTTAACGTGGCAGGACCTACACCACTAGATCTATAGTGTTGAACAGCAAGAGTATCTTGCCACAGCTTACGCCTCCAAGAACGCTTACTTAGCTTTCTTGATTTAAATTGAAGACCTTGAAGGGTCCCTGTCTGACTAGTCCATGAAATAGTTTTCCTAGTACCACGACGTCTACCACGACGTCTATATGCAGTACGACGACGTTTAGCACCCCATCTAGGGAATGCAGACGCTCTCCTCTTCATAGAGCGAGTATATACCATAGGATGTTATTCCGTCCGGGTTCAGTTGCGTAATGATTCAATACACGGGTATTTATAGCCGAGGCTCCGGGATCTCGTGAACAAACTTCGTTTACCAATTCACCCTCCATTTTTTATATTATTTAGTAGGGGGGGGCGTCCTTCTCTCCTTTCCCCCTTTTTAATACCCCCATTCCTCTCTTCCTTACGCATAATATAATCAAAACACACAAGATTTATTCTTCGCATTAAAGCGGACAACTGAGGATG